AGGTTTGAGGTTTGAGGTTTGAGGTCTAAGTAAGGTTTGAGGTTTGAGGCCTAAGTAAGGTTTGAGGTTTGAGGTCTGCATTTAAAACTTCAACCTCCCACCAAACCTCCCAGTGGTATCCTCGCTTTGCGTTTTGATCTTTACTTTTGAACTTAACCTCAGTATAAGGAACGCCCAACTTCCGTCTATCTACGTTTAGTGAAGGTTTTCTCTCGTCCTTAGTTTTAGGTAGTTCTCAGTTCTTGCTACAAGTTCTTTACTTTACTTCTTAAATAAGAGAAACGCCCAAACTCCGTTTAGTTTCATTTAGTGAGCTTTGTTTCTTCTATAGATTTAGGTACTTACTTAGTGCTAGTTACACTCTCTTTTCCTTACTTTCTTGTTTAAGTGAGAGGAACGCCCAACGGGAGTTGGGCTTCAGATTTGCTTTTCCGAGTTCTTCTTTGAGAGCCTTAATTTAAGTAAGTAACTTTACTTCAGTAAGGTTTAGTAGAGGTTCACGGAGCGTTCGAATTCCAAGAAAATTAGAGCAAACTCCAGCAACCCTTGCGGTATCCTCAGTCCACGTGCATTTTTAAGATGAAATTTATCCGCTTAAAAATCGAAGCACTCATAGACAAAGCAGAAAGCAGTAAGCAGAACCTCAATTTCAAACCCCAGTTTTCTACTTTTGAAAGAACCCCACAAACCTCACAGCGGTATCCATAAATGTCCTTTTTCTTTATAGTAAACCAAACTTCAATCCAATATCTGTAATTTAGTCTAAAAATAATGAATTTATCTCATTTTGATTTAGATTTTGTACATCTTGTTACTTGATTTTTATTTTAAAATAATGTATAATAGTCCTTAAGAAATTCAGCAATGAAAATTCTTAGTTGTATAGCTAGATTTCAGACTGAAAATTTGATAGAGAGGATAAAGTACAGAAAAGTAGAATGATTTATTTTGTACTATTTAAAGATAAATCATAGAATAGTAGTTTTTTGTGGTTTTTAATTTTTATGAGTAAAAAGAAACCGATATTTAATACTTTAAGTCAGATTTATTCTGACATTACTTTGTTCCAAACCAGACTAGAGAACAATAAACATATTCCGTCTAGTTCTGTCTTACAAACAGTAGAGGACTTACAATTTGCAAAAACTCTTGTTGATTTTTTGAAGAGTGGTTCTTATTTAAACTTGAGTAAATCAAATGAAGATAGCACACTCAGTCTTTTGAAATTGTATCGATCAGGACTCAACCGTAAGCAACTCGTAGACCTTTCAGGGTTGACTTCTCGCCAAGTTTATTACGCAAGTTTAAAGGTTGAAGAAAGTCTTGAGTCGAGATTTCCGACGGGCTTGTTAAGTCTTTGGAAAACCCGTCAGTTTCAAGTGATTGAGGAGTATTTACAGGTTAATTCTGATGAACTTTCTACTATTATAAAAGAACTTTCAGATTTTCCTTTAGTGCAAGTAGCTCCAAACTTGTTAGGTCAGCGTAATTGTGAGCTTTACCAATTAGACTTAATTAGAGAGAAGTCAAAAGAAGAGATTGTAGAAGCTCTTACAAGAGTCTTAGAAGTTGATAAGCAACTAAAACAGTTTATCTCAGAAAACCTTGAATACATTAAGGTTTGGGGTTCTCTCTCGTGGTATCTGACCTTGAACAAAACTCTTCCTGCAGATTTGGTTTTAGAACTTCAAAAGAAGGATTTCCCAAACCACAACACAGTTGAGTTTGAAAGGGTTGAAGGTGTCTAACAATGGTTGATAAATACACAATAGACTCCCCTTATAAAGCTCTTTATTGGTCTTTCTATAATATTGCTTATAGTGAGATTTACAAAACTGCTCCAGAGTTCATTCCAACAGTTCCTTTTGAACCAAGTGCCCTCAGTAAACTAGATGGATATCCCTATGTCAGCACGGCTTCCGCTCGTAAGCTTTTAGCTTTAAAAGAAACAGTCGCAGCAGTTCCTCCAAGTTATGACTACCGTAGGTTATTAGCTCACTTTGAAACAATCGTAGAGCATTTCAGAGTCTCAAGTACTTCCTTTGTGGTAACAGAAGAGAACTATACCTATTTAAAACCTAGCAATTACCCTTACCAACTCTCTTATAGCTTGGTAGTCTTGTGGTTTGCAATTTACCTTGATGTAATTGTTGGTGACTTCCACTTGAGTATAAAAGGTCTGTCCTCAGAGTTAGCTGAGTCTAGTATTCTTTACTATTTCAAGCTTTTTGAGTATTTACCGATTGATTATGATTTGAGTGCGAAAGATATAGATACGATTAACAGTCAGCTCTATGTTGAAATGGCTCGTTTTCATGGCTATATGAACAAAGAGGTCTTACCGATTTCTGAGAAACAGAACCTCTTTGAAGAGCAAGGGTATCAGGTTGGTTCGCTCGTTTTTCTATATGAAAAAGGCTATGTAGCAAACGAAGAGGTTCGCAGTAGCAAAGGTACAAATAAGTTCATTAACAAGGTTCACTTAGCTAAGATTACTAAAGTTACAGATACAGAAGTTCAGTTTCATACTTATAATTTTTATAAGACCAGAGAGGGTTTGTTAGAGGACTTTGAAAGTCTCCCAGAGTCAATTCAAGAATTGTACGGTAGCTACATTGAGTTTTTAGAACCTTCATTAACAGTCAGCAGAGTTGAGGTAGGTTGGGACACTTTGGGGGTCAACTACGCTCAAACCAATAACTCAGTCTACGCAGAGCATTATTTTATTACTAAAGTAGAGTCTGTTTATTCTGTACCGATTACAGTTTTAAATGAGAACTTACACTTTGAAACGACCGTTCTTCCGATTGAAGTTGCAACTCTATTCTTGTTACTGTCTTATGGAGTTTCATTTGATGAAGAACTCTACCAAAAGCAGTATTCCGTAGAGGTTTCGCAAATCCGTGAGAGGGTATCCTTTTACACCTCGCAACTGGAAGAAAAGTTAGGTTATGAAATTCAAGACTTTTGTAAAGTTAAAGAGATTTACTAGAAAAAGAGGTGGTTTAGATGAAAGACACCTATAAATACAAAGTTGAAATTGAAGACGATGGGGTGGAGCGTAACGTTTCTTGCGTAAACCTCTTTAAACATAGGCTTTATAGAGGGTTGGTTCAGACAAATAAAAAGGGGAACTACACTTGTTTATTTGAAATTTTGTACTACCCTTTTGATTTTAAGAAAAGTAACTTAATAAATTATTCTAATCATTTATTACACAAGGAGTTATTTGAACTTACAGAACTGTCTAGGCAGGGTATCTCATCACTTCGTGAGACTTTTCCTTTGGAGTTACTACACCAAGCCTTTAAAATAGCAGTACCAGAGCTTTACCTTTATAATAAAAAAGTTACTTCTGATAAGTACACACTTTTGGTTTCGAATTACTCAGAGCTTGAAGAAAATTATATAAGGAGATTTGAACAATGTTACGAAACTTTTCAAAAATAATTATTGTTGGTTTACTAGTGTTCTCAGTATCTTCTCCAACATTGGCACTCGCTAAGAGTGGTCATGGTGGTGGTCACGGTGGTGGTCATGGTGGAGGTCATGGAGGTTCACACGGTAGTTCACGTGGTGGTTCAAAAGGTGGGTCTCATGGTATTTCCAAAGGTTCACCAAGTCATAACGGTGGGTCAAAAGGCTCAAAGAGTGGTTCTCATTTCGGTTCACATAACTCAAGTCACGGTAGGTCTTATAGATCGAGTGCAGTAGGGACACCAGTTTCGTCTTGGCGCTCGTTAGGTTCGCAAGTAGATACACATAGTAAACCTAGCTTTGGTGCTTCTTCCTCGTCTGTTGATTCATCTGAACAAACTGTAAAAACGTTTTATTCTGCAGAAACTCCCATAAATGCGCTTCTGTACCGACCTCTTTATGGTTATCATCCACATTCAGCACATATTTTACCGGTTCAAACCGATGATGAGAAACAAGAGGACAAACCTAAATTGAATACTGCTATTTTGTGGGTTTTAGCTGCTGTCTTGGTTCCGCTTCTAGCTCTTATTGGTTATGTCGCCTTTTCAAACTAAGTTCTCTTAGTTGAAAGTGTGTTGAACCTTGATTTAATAAGGTTTGCCAAGTTAGCAAGTAGGTATCTCATCACACCTCGCAATTTTCTCCAAATTGACAAAATAAATGTGAGGTTTTGATTGCAAAAGAGGTCAAGTTCTCAGAAACTCAGTTATAGCAAGTGTTTAGCTAACTGAAAACATAGTTCCCTTGATTTAACAAGGTTTTGAGGGTATCTCACCATAGTTTGAGATTTTCTCTCGATTGAACTGGTGTTTTCTTTTGTTCAAATAAATTTTAGCAGATTGCAGGCTTTCAATTACTTGGTACTACTAGGCTTTGAGCCTTTTAGGTCAAAATAGCAAGAGGGTATCTCAGAACACCTCTTAATTTTTCAATTTCTCTAGTTAAGGTTGGGAAAGTTAAAAAAGAGAAAACAAGTGCTTAAAGTCTATAAACTCCTTGGTAAGATTGGTTTAAACCTAGTTTTCCCAACTTACCAAAAAGGGTATCTATAACCACTTCTCAAATTTTCCACTCTTAAAAGAAGTGAAGAGTTAAATTTTTGTGCCAACAAACTTGAAAACCCTTGGTACACAAAGAATTAGGTTGTGTCTCTCAACAAACTGAAGAGGGTATCTCACAACCCCTCCAAAATTTTCTACAGAGCTTGCCAATTTAAAGTTAAAATTTATTGGCAACAAACTTGAAACTCCTTGGTAAACAAGAGTTTAGACATTATTTCCTAACATTACTTAGAGGGTATCTACAAGAAGACCTCAATTTTGGTTTTCACTTGCCACTTTTAACTGGATTTTCTAAAATGAGTAGGTACTTTTCTTCAGAAAACAGTCAAATCCCTTATACCATAAGCGATTTCGTTATTTTCCTCTATAAAAGCAAGCAAAACCCTTGATTTAATCACATCTTGGTGGGTATCTCCCCAATCCTATGAAATTTTACCTTTTTCCGAACATTAACTTGTCACTAACTTGCCAATAATCGGATTTTGGATTTTTCGCAGTTTTTCCTCCACAGTTTCAATTTAGCATAAACATAACAAATTAGATTTTAAATATACAAACAGATAAATGGACTGATTTCAGTCTTACTATTTACTTACTATTTAATAGAAGAAAGAAGGTCAAAAATGTATCAATCAGCACTCGACAACCTCAGTAACGACAAAGGTTTTGCTAATGTAAAACCTAGTGCAAATTCAGAGCAACAAATTACTGAGGAACAGATTTACGAAGAAAATATGAAGAAGTATTTGGACTTGGTTGCTTCTAAAGGTTATAACTTAGAAGAGCTAGAACCTATTATCCGCTCTGAAGGTCGCACAGAGTTGTTTGCAACTGCAGGTTCAGGTAAGTCCACTTCAATTTCTTTGATTTTAGCAAAGGATAAAACTATTGGGCGCTTGTCTCCAGCTAAGAGAGGAAAGAAAGTCGCTTGGGTTACTACCTTCCTTAGTAAAGGAGCAGAAGAGATTAAGCAAAATGTGGAGCGCACTTTTGCTAAGTTAGGTCTCTCAGGGGTATCCACAAATGACCTCACATTCAGCACCTTACAGTCAGAGTTTTTTGAACTTTTGCGACTTCGTAGGTTTAACCTTACAGATAAGTCAAAATCAGACTATGTTCAAATGTTGGACACAGGTGGGGGAGACTCTGAGGGTTCTCGTATTTTCAATGCGATTATGGGTCGCCTTTTCCGTAAACATGACTTGGGAGAAGAAGGTAGTAACTACATTTCTCTTCAAGATAAACGAGACTTGTCAGCAATTATTTCAAACTACCGTAACTGCTCGATTACTGAGTACCAATTTGGTGAGGCAGCAGAAACGGCAAAACGTTTGAATCTTCCAAGAAATTTACTTCCTATGGTAGTTGAAGATTACCAAGCGCTGAAGACTTCTATGAACGTCATTGACTTTGACGATTTGATGTCTCTTGTCTACGATTATATGGTTGTAGAGAAGAAAGATGATCCAGTTCAAATGGCTTGGGTCAACTTCTACAAAAACCGCTACGAATACTTTATGTTGGACGAAGCCCAAGATATGTCTGAGTTGCAGTACCAAGTCTTGAAGCCGATTTTTGAGAACTGTCCACGTGTCGTTATTGTAGGAGACCCAGACCAGTCGATTTACGGTTTCCGTGGGTCAAACCCAGAAGTCATGGAGTGGTTCGACAAGGAGTACCAACCAACCAAATACCCACTTTCAGTATCTTACCGTTGTCCTTCAAACATTTTGAACCCTATTACTAAGTCGATTGAGAAAAACTCCAATCGCTATGAACATTCTCTTCATTCTTTTAAAGAAGGTGGAGTTCTTGAAGTTTACCAGTTTGACTCTGTAAAAGACATGGCTGACGCTTCTTTGCAGTTGATTGATAAGTATTTGGCAGAGGGAAAAACCATTGCAGTTCAGTCACGAGTGAACTTCACTTACTCTCCGTCTTCTATTCTCTACGCAGTGAAGCGCCAAGGTGACTTCAACTTGCTAGGAGACGTAAGGGATTTCAGAACCGCGCGGTATAAGAAGGTTTGGAACCTCATTGAGATGGTGCGTGGTCGAGGTTTAGTTGATATTAAGAACAACTTGAAAGTCTTAGCGCCAGAGCTAAAACCTTGGGATGCGAAAACTCTCGCAGAGCGCCTAATGAACGCTATTCCAGAGAACAAAAATATCTTGTTCTCAGATAACTACGCTTATTTGGACTTTATTGCGCAAGAATATGGTCTTAAGTCTGTGGCTACTTTGGTAGACAAGTTGAGAAAGACTTACGGTCAAGAATTTCCCGGAGAGATGGTTCTCTTTAAAGAGCTTTTGGCTCATGTCCTTTATTGGGGAGAGCCAGCTAATGCAGAGGTAGTCGGCACTATTTCAACTTTGGCAGAAGAAAGTGAAACAGTCACAGACTTCTTTAGTAACATGGACTTTATTAACAATAAGATTGGTGAAGCGAAACGAGGTGGAACTTCGCTCTTAACTTTTGCTACACCGTTTAGCTTTAAAGGTCGTGAAGCTAATGTCAACATTATTTTTGATGATTCTGACGGTGTCTTCCCTTATACATTGAGTGGCGAGTCCAGTTACGAAGAAGAGCGCCGAGTTCACTTCGTAGCAGGAACACGTGGTGATGAAGTTACTATTTACCTCACTAGAAGAGGAAAAGCATCACCGTTCTTGAAAGAAATGAATGTTCCAATTAAATCGTGGACTCCACTTGACGGAGTGGTATTAAATGGAGTACAATTAAAACAAGAATTGAGTTTGAAAGAACGCATGCAAAAAGCCAAGGTTGAAGAACAACTTGGAGCGTTCACAGACTTCGATTTGAAACTTTAATTTTAAGATTGTGTGGTAACAGATTTGAATAAGAATGCGAATTTAGGTCTTTCCTTTTTTGACTTGCAAGCATTAGATGTAAACCGAAACGTGAAGGACGAGTTGACTCTCGGTCTCCTTCACGGATTGGATTTAACACCTTTTATAACAAGTGATAAGGTAGACTTTGAGCTGCTAAGAGCAGTTCGTCTATGTTTGGAACATGAAGTACCTTTATATTTGGTAAACGCTAATTTGGATAAGGATATTTTAACTCCTTTGTACAAGTTGTATAGCGCTCATAGAACCTTGGACTCTAGTGGTTTGTTTAACTACTTTAATTCAACCAACTATGAACTAGTAGTCGAACCTAAGACACTCGGTATCCTTGTAGATTTGGCGCTTGAAAATGTAGACTTCTCTAAGGTGGATTTCACCTTAATTCCTTTGTCTACGATAGAGGTCTTTGCTTCTGCCTTGGTTCAAGGTGTTGAGATTACAGATTTGCAAAACAGTCGAGCGGTATCCGACAAAGACTACCTCGATTTTCTGATTTCTCTTCGCATGGCTGGAGTTGACATTTCTCCGTTCTTGGAAGGTTCATGGTCTGAGAGTCAGATTTTGGCAATTTTAAGAGGTCGCTTGAAGATGTCTGTAGTGGACTTCATTCAGCATTATATCAATGAGAACTTCACCGCAGGTCAGATTGAACAGTGTTGGAGAGCTTCAGACTTTGGTTGTTTGAGTTTGGTTTGTAGCACTGATAAAGATGGTTTTCCAATTTATAACGAGTACCAAATGTACCAGTTGGTAGAAGGTGCGCGCTTTAATTTGGACTATCGTTTATACGCAGACCCTTCTTTGAACGACTCAGAGATGGCTTTAGCTCGTACAGAACTCTTCAAGAAGGCTGATGAGAATAAACGTGGAGAGCTTTCAAGTAAGATTAAGTCTTATAAGCCCAAAGGCGCTTTTTGGTAAACCTAATGAGTAGCTTTTATTTGTGGGTACTCTTCGTCTTTAACTCTTTATTTCTATTCGGAATCGCGGTATCTTACGCTTTGAAGGAGCTTCAACTCTTCAAAGAAGTAAAGAATAAAGAGAACATGAGAAGAGAGCATTTATACTTAGCATGCTTAGGGACGGTTGGTTTGACCTTGCTCTTTGTCGGAGCAGTATTTGTAGTTTAGAATAGAAGAAGTAGGTGTAGAACAAGTGTCTGCACCTATTTTTATTTGACTAATTGTATTGTTTATGATATAATAAATTAAATATAAAGATTTAAGGAGTTAAAAATGGTAGAGTTCCTAAATACGATAGATACAGTGGTATATAATCTTCAACGGACTCATCATATTGAGTTAGAAGGTGATTTTGAGGTTAAGATTAAAGGTGATAACGTTCAATTTTGTTATTATTCTCCGTTTAACTCTGTTGGTGTAGTGTCTTCTAAATTATTTTCTAAAAGTCAGTATAAACTAGGTTTATTGAGTTTTATGGAGTGTTTAGCTACTCTTGAGGGTGTTGTTTCCTAGCTTGTTTTACAGAGTTAGTTGAGGTTTTAAATGATAAAGTTAATTTTAAAAGGTTTACTGATTTTAGTTGGAGTATTTTTTGTAATTTCTCATCTGTGGTTTTCTATTGTTGCTTTTTTGTCCATAGTGCTTTTGGTTTTTGTTTACAACAAAGGGAAAGATAAAGACGAGACGTTAGGGAAAATTGAGAAGAACTATTTCAATCATATCAACTATATCCCTATCAGAACTCGTAAGTTGTTTCATAAATCATTAACAGGTTTGGACTTTGTAGGGCATAAAGGTGCTTATATACTAGCAGATAAAGATGATTTAGGTCGTGTTGTGGGTGGCTTTATGGTTTTTGATGGACACTTGTTAGATACTCAAAATAAAGCTATTAAGGTAGGTTTTTATAAGCGTAGTGATGATGTTCGTAAGAATGCAGATGTACCTGGGTTTGATACTGTGAAACAAGAATGGGCGATTGTTCAAGGAAAAGAGCGACCTTTATACCATAGAACTCACTTAGTTCCTTACCGATTGTGTTTAAATGATGGGGAGTATAAGCATGTTATGTTTACAGGAACGGCTCGTTTGAATAGTGGTATGCGTATTAAAGATAACTATTTACCTACTGAGGAAGAACATAACCGAAATGCAGAGGTTATTTTCAAGACTGTATTAAAGAACCCTATGTATTATATGAATCCAAAACGTACATCTCAGTTCTCATTGGATGATTTTGAGCGTTCTATTAGTCATTTTGTGCATCAAAGTGCACAGGCTTATAAACATACGTACAGATACGGTGTTGAGTGTTTTTACGACGATAATACTTTAATTCCGTCTCATGTAGAGGTTACTTTAGTAGATTGTACAGACTACAAAGTTTTAATGAGAGCAACTTTGTTGAATATTATTTAGAAAGGTTTTAAGCGATGTCTAACTTAGATAAAGAAGTTTACAAAGCAGTAAAAGAGGAAGCTGATAGGGTATCCTCAATTATGTCGGCTCTCATTTTGGGTCGAATTTCAGCAACGGAAGCAGAAAAGCAATTAGGGGTAAACTATTTTAGTTTTGCTCGTAAGAAGATGAGTAAGAGTGCTTGGACAAATAGTAGAGTGGTAGCGCCTTTGCAAAATACTCTAGTATTTAACCAAGACTTGCTAGATAATATGAGTGAGACCGCTTTCGGTTCATTCTGTCGATTGGTCTTTGGTTCTGAGATTACAGAACTTTCAGATGATTTCTTCTCGTCTTTCCTACCTTTTGTAGATACTGTAGTGAAGAACGTAGATGAAACAGAGCAGAAGTGGTTCGAGAAGTTTTTCAAGGGTTCTACTTGGTTGACTGCTGAGAACACAGGCGATTTTCTAGTAGAAGTCTCCAATACTCAAAGGGTATCCCCAACTCGCCAGAGTTTCGTTGAGAAGTCAATCGCTAACATTATCAAAAACGTTAGCAAGTCTTGGTATATTAACGATAAAGGGTTAGTCATCCGTTATAGAAGTTCTTCTAAGGTTTCTGAACGTTTGTTGAAAGAGGGTCAAGTATTGACTGAGGTTGAGGGTGTTGTGATTTACCGTCCGAAAAAGAACGGTTCTCAAATTGAGCCTTGCCTTACAGTTGACTTGTTCAACTCTAAAATTCGAGCCTTGTTGAAAGCTAAAGGGTTTACGTTTATTGCAGACTTAGAGTCTGTAACCAAGATTGGTCTGCAGAGCTTTGCAGGTCTTGGAATCTCTTCGTTTTGGAAAATTGAAGATAAGGTAAGGTCTTTGGGGTATCAGTTCAAAATTGTGGAGGTCTAATGTGGTGCTAGTTAGAAGAAAGAAACCAGTAAATAAAGTAAAGCTATTTAGAAATTTTACAAGTTTGAATAGGGTTCGAAACTTTGCAGGTTATGTTGAGGTAGAGAATTTGATTTGGAAGGTTCGAGAAACTGAGTTTGGTATTATGTTTATGTTTTCTGACGGTGTCGTAAACACCTTGAAATTGGAAGAACACGGAGCTTTTTGGAAGTTGAATGAAAAACATACTTCTGTTGTTTCTAATTCTGCACACTTAAAGAAATACTTGAAAAAGAAAGTGATTTCACACTATTATAAGAAAGAGGGGAAGGTTAGTAAATGAAGTTAAAATATGAGGACTACACAGAAAATACAAATTTGGTAATTGAATTGAGTGAAATCTTAGCTAGTTACATTGTTTTTACTATAGATAGCGAGTCTAGCTTTAGACATCGTTTAAATTTTGTTCGCTCCGTGCATCTAGCTCGTCTTTGCATCCAATTTGTTTTTACAGATGATACAACTAAGGTTTTAATTCTTGGGGGTAATGAACCTTATTGGGCAGAAAATGAGATTAAACCAGATTTTGGTTCTAGTTGCCTTAGTGTAACTCGTTTATTGGAGAAAATGAAACAAGTGGCTATAGACTATCTATATGAAGAGGTGTGATAAATGAAATTAAAATATGAAAACTATATGTTGGACAAAACTGCTCCAGAGTACCTAGTAGCCACTCTAGTTTCACTTGTGTTTCATAGTGTGGATAGAGAAGAACAACTTTGGGACACTTATACTCTTGTTCGCTCTATAAAATTAACTAAATCGCAAATTTCAGTTGAGTTTGTAGATGGTACAGAAAAAGTCGTAATTTTAGGTGATTCTGAACCTTATTGGTTTGAAACTGAGGTTACACCTACCTTTGGGTATCCTCAAGTCGACTCGGAGAGAGTTTTAGAGCAATTTATTCTTGAAGTGGTTGAAATTTTGTATATTGAAAGTTAGAGGTTGATTATGGTAAAACTTACTAAAGATGCTTCAGACGTTAATTTTGATTTAGATAAGTTAAATGTTGTCTTGTTTGTCTCAAGAAATAAGGATAACAAGAACCTTGAAACGTTTAAAGAGAGAAAAGTATCATTTGTTACAACTAAGGGTTTTGAAGAAATTAAGTCCCAGTTTCAAGTTTTTGTTAATGGCGGTCAAGTTGGTGAGTTTTCGAGGATGTATGTCTCTATTAATCCTCGATCTAATTCAAAAACCTTTAAGGCTTTGCAGCACAAGATGTTGGATCACGAGTTTGATTTATCTACATTACCTCAGAAAGTAGCTTCTCTTGCAGCTGAGGTAGAAAATGCTTATGGAGATAAGCAGCATTGGTTGTTCGACTTCGATCCAGTTGAAGGTCAAGACACTGAGGTTTTGTTAACTAAGTTTGTTGAAGACTTACATATTGCACATGAGACCACGCAGACAAAGAAAGGTCAAAAGCGACCTCCAATATCTGTAACTTTGCACAAAACTCCTAATGGTTATGCAGTTATTGTAAATCAACGTTTTGATACAAGACAGTTGTTACAAAAATACCCTAATGTTGAGTTAAAACGCGATGCTATGTTATGTTACGCTTGGGGTTATAATACTAACACATATTAAGGATAAGATTATGAAACTAAGATACACAAATTACACCATGCAGCAAGATATTCTTGATAAGTTAAGTGAAGAATTAGTCATAGGTTTTGTTTCTGCAAAAGATAAGAAAACAAGGTTATTTACTAAAGTTAACTTGGTGCATTCTGTTACCTTTGCTAAAACTTTTATCCTCATTCGCTTGAATGAAGGTTCTAACTTGGTTTTGAACTTATTGGAAGATGGAGTTGAGTGGGTTGAAAAAGATATAAACCTAAACTTTGGTGATATTGTTTCAGATTTAAACTTATTGACTGCCTTTGAGAAAGTGGTTCTAAGTTATTTATACACAGAAGACTAAGGAGGTTATTTATGTCAAAATTTCTCAATGTGAAGTTATTAGATTCAAACGGTGGTTATTTAGAAAGTATTCCTGACCACCTAATGAAACGCCTCCTAGCTAAACTTTTGTTTGTACATGAAAGTTATAACAATAGAGATGGTTCCTTTGGGGTAAGTTCCTTAGTTGAACAAGTTGAGTTTCGAGGTCATTCGCTCCATTTTGTTTTCGTAGATGACTCTGAAATAGACTTGGTAGAAAAGGGTAACACAGTTGCTTGGGTATCCTCAACCGAAGCTACTTACTCTAATTTATCAAATAACTCTAAAGTTTTAGAGCGTTTGAAGACTATTGTAACCAATCCAAGTATGTGGAAGTAGTAGGTGCATTTTCCATGAAATTACGTTATAATAAGTATAGAGAGGAACTTTCCTCAATTACACTGCAAAAGCTCTCATCAGAGCTTTTGTCAGTTCAAGGTTTCCTTGATACAAAATTCTCAACTTTTGTAGGGAACATCCTTTCTTTCGTAGAATTTCGAGACAATCAGATTATCTTTCATTTTCTTGGAGATAAGTTGGGAGTCCTTGAACTAAAAGAATCACAACCCTCTTGGGTATCCCTAGTTTATTTTGCAACTTTCAACGGTCATTCTTTCCCATTGAACTTAGACACTTACAAGAGGATTGTTGAAAGATATTTATATCTTAGAAAGCGAGATTAAACATTGAACGTACTAGAACTTTTTGCAGGAGTAGGCGGTTTCCGAGTTGGTCTTGAAAAAGCAAGTCCACGGTTTAAAACCTTGTGGTCAAACCAATTTGAACCCTCAAGAAAATCGCAAGATGCTTTTGAGGTCTACAATTACCATTTCCCAGAGAGTGAAAATTGGAACGAAGACATCACTACAATTCCCGACGAGCGTTTTTCTGCTTTAAAGGGTAAAGTAAACTTGATTGTAGGTGGTTTCCCTTGCCAAGATTACTCCGTAGCAAGAACTAAGAAAGATGAGAAGGGTATCGAGGGTAAAAAGGGAGTTCTCTTTTGGGAAATCATTAGAGCCACAAAACTAAGTAACCCCAAGTATTTACTCCTAGAAAACGTAGATCGCTTGTTGAAAGCTCCCTCTAAACAAAGAGGTAGAGATTTCGCTATTATGCTAAGAGCCTTTGCTGATTTAGGTTACGGGGTCGAGTGGCGAGTCATTAACCCTGCAGACTATGGTTGGTGTCAGCGAAGAAAGAGGGTCTTTCTCTTTGTTTATCGAAAAGATACTGACTACTTCAAGCAACAACAAGCATTGGAAGATTTCGGAGTAGGTACTAGCGGTATCTTCGAGGAAACTCACGAAACTAAAGATGAAGTTGTAAAAGACAGAGCTTTGTCTTTCACTTTACCAGAAGACATTGTAGAGGTCTCAGACTCGTTCTCTACACAATTTTGGAACTCAGGAAGTATGATAGAAGGTCAAGTCATTACAAAGGAATTAGAGCCTTATTATGATGGTGCTAGTTTGGTTCTCAAAGATGTGTTAGAACATCACTCTGATTTACCAAACTCTCTTTATTTGTCTGAGGATAAAGTAAACAAGTTCCGTTATTTGAGAGGTGCTAAGAAATTTGAACGCACCAATTCTGAGGGGTTCACTTACACTTACTCTGAAGGTGCTATGGCTTTAGTGGATAGCGCAGAATTACCTTCTCGAACTTTGTTGACCTCTGAGGGTTCGATTAGTCGCACTACACATTTGATTGAAGATGAAAAAGGTTATCGACTTTTAACTGCACTTGAGACTGAGCGTCTACAAGGGTTTCCCGATAATTGGACACAAGTTAAACTCAGCAACGGAAAAGAAGTAGCGGCATCCGATACAAGAAGAAAATTCTTTATGGGAAACGCTCTAGTTGTTGAGGTTGTTGAGAATTTGGGTAGATATATTGCTGATAGCTTAGAGTGAAAAGGTGTTTGAATATGGGAATTAAGTGGTTAAGTTGGAAGAAAGATAAAGTTTCTTTGAAGAGAGAGGTTGTTTTCGTAGATTTTACTAAGGAAACGACTAAAGTAGAGCATGGTGTCTTATTTTCTGTGGTTGGGACGCTTTAGTTGGGTGAGGTTTTTATGGTAAAGAAGGTTTACGGAAGAAGTAAGGAAGTTTACCTCGTTGAGTTTTATGGTGATTATCATTGTTTAGCGACTGCCAAACGATTGCAAACTCTGCTGAAGTCAGGAGAATTGTTAGGTGAGAAGGTTGAGATTGAATTGGAGAAATTAGGTAAAGATTGGGTTGTTCCAAGTTCTGTTTTAGAAGACTTACACTCTCGATTTGAAAAAGGTGGTCTTGGTATCTCTCCTTTGTGGTTGAAATTTTAGTGAGGTGTAGTGTGGTTGAAGACTTTTTCTTTATTGGAAATAGAATAGGTAAAACAAATAATCCTATTAAAGACAAAGATGGTTTGACTTTGACTGATTATTGGTCTAATGGTTTAATTGAGAACAAGTCTATAGTTGTAGTCGATAAGAAAGAGGTTTTTAGTGGAAACAAAAGCACATTTCAATAAACGAATGGTCGCAAGAGTACGTAGAATTTTGAAGGAAACTGAGCAGTACAAAACTGAGTTGTTACATACTTTGTGTGAGCAAAATGGTTTTGTTATTCAAGGAAATAATAATAGGCTTGTAAATTCAGGTTACATGCTTAGTCGAGTAGAAGTCGAAGATATTCCTTTTACATTTATGTACCGCGGCAGTAAAACTTACATTTTCGGTGATTTACTTGTCCGATTCGTTGCCAGTTTGGGTAAACCTTATTATCGGGTATCCCTTAAACCTCCGATTTTCGATTTAGAAGACTATGACCCAAACTACTTAGATATGGAAACTTTTTTAGAGTTACTAGAAGAGAAGTGAGAGGTTATGTGATGACTTGGTACGATTTTATGCTTAACGCAGCCAAACAGTCTCGACATAATGCTCACCATTGGTTTCGCTACCTAAGAAAAGTGATTTTTGAAGACTACACTTATTTAACTGATGAGGATATTGAAAAGTTGCTTACTTCTAATGAGTTGACTGCTTTTCAAAAGGTAAGTTTAGAGTTTGCAGTACAATACGGTTCACCAACTCATGAACACGTGGTATCTTTGAACAAACCTGTAAATATTGATGAAGTAAGACAGTTGATGGAGAGTTACAGATATGGATAGACGACAAGTTGCTTTTGAGCTTTTAAACGAAGAACTAGCAAAAGAAGGTCTCAATTTAGCTCTTATTTGCGTTGGTGGGTTTGTATTAGAACACTACGGATTTCGGTCTACGCAAGATGTAGATGCTTTTTATAGAGAAACCCCTATAATAAAGGAAATCATTTACAGAGTTGGGGAACAACTTGGTTTAAACACTTCCGAAGAACTTTGGTTAAATAATAGCGTAGCAAACTTAAATCCACTACCTCCTATTGAGTATTGTGAGGTTTTGTACTCTTTCGAAACTTTAACTGTTTATGTAGTTTCCTTAGATTACATTTTGGGAATGAAACTAACAAGCACACGTGAACAAGACTTGAAAGATGTTGGTGAGATTATTAAGTACAAAGGTTTACGTTCTCCTTTTGAGTTATATGATTACTTAAATCAGTTAGGGTTTGCTCCTTTAGATTTCGCTTATGTTTTGGAAGGCTTTAATTTAGCTTACGGTATGGATTGGTTGCGAGATTTCTTTGAACAGAACCAAGAAGAGTTAAGAAACTATTATTGAGAGGTTTAAGTTTTGGAAAAGGTAACACCAACACTAAGAGTTTTAGGTAGCACTACAGTAGTAGGCGCAGATAGAGAACAACATGACTTCTACGCAACCGAACCTAAAGCAGTGGAATTGCTACTAGATGAAGAGCAATTTCAACAAGATATTTTAGAACCTTGTTGTGGGTTGAACCATATTGTAGAGGTTCTAAAGAGCAGAGGGTATCAGGTTATAACCTCTGACCTCATTGATAGAGGTGTCGGTGCTGAGGTAAAAGACTTCTTTGATTATGAGTCTTGGCACGGAGATATTGTGACTAACCCTCCTTACTCACATGCAGTAGACTTTGTGGAACACAGTTTGAAGATTACTGAGGTGGGTTCTAAGGTTGCTATGTTCCTTAAAATTCAGTTCTTAGAAAGTAAGAAACGTAGAGAGTTCTTCAAACAATACCCACCTAAGTACATTTATGTTGCAAGTAGTAGATTAAAATGTGCTAAAAACGGTGAGTTTGAAAAATACGGTAGCTCCGTAGCTTGTTACGCTTGGTTCGTTTGGGAGAATGGGTATCGAGGAGAACCTTCAGTTCGTTGGATAAACTAGAAAGATAAAAGGTAAAACACTATGAACAATACAAGCACACAATTCTTATTAGACATCACAAACTTTATTGTGAGTAACTTCAAAAACCACAAGATTTGGGACGTTGAGATTGCTTTCCCAGAGTCTTCTGAGGATAGTGCAAATGGTTTTCCGAAACATGGACTTGTAGAAGTAAGTGCAACTGACGCTCAAGGTAATTGGAACAGTCACTCCTTCATGTTCAACTCACCAGAAAATGTAGATGAAGAAACGAAGAGTTACTTTACAAATTGCACTTTCCTTTTGTATGTGAATACTTCAAACACCCTTTTGTGGAAAGAATAAACAAACTAACGGTATCTTCATTTTGAGGGTACTTTTTCTTTGTCTTATTTTCCTCTAGTTTGTCTTAAATTTCTTTCAATTTGACTTACGTTCTCTTCTTTTAGTCTTACTTTCAAGTATATTTGTCCTACATTAGCTCTTGATTGTCCTACCTCAAAACATATTTGTCTTACAGTTATTTTTCTTGTCATACAGTTGTCATAAGATTTGCAAAACCCTTTAAAATCTGCTATAATAGTCTTATTAAACTCGGAAAGGAGCAGTTTAGACGATTGAACTTAAACGATTACACTTTACAAGGTGTTGACTTAGCTAAGAAAGTATTAGCAAACGGTTTAGCACGTGGTTATCCTATAGTCCTCAAAGGCGACCCGGACGTTGACGGTCTTATGGCTTGGTTCGTAGGAGCTAAGATGCTACAGAAAGCAGGGTACTCGTTCCATTCTTGTGTCAACACCGATAGAAGACACGGTATGGTCGAAGAAGAGCTTGTCAAAAAAGAGCGCAGTTGGGGGCAGTTTGATTATTACATTCCCACAGAGTACCACCAAAATGAAATCATTATCAATGTGGACTCTTCCATTTCGGCAGAGGAAATGTTGCAGTTGACCTCACAAGGAAACTTCGTAATTAGCTTAGATCATCATGAGGTTGAGGGTAATCCTTTGTTTCCAAACCAACAGTATTGGTCTACTAAGGAAGAAACCTCAGAGGGTATCAACTTAATTGGCGAAGCAGTTTTAATCAATAATCAGTATGATTTTGAACCTGAAGAACTTAGATTTTGGTCTGGGACAGGGGTTGTTTTAAACGCTTTATCCAAGATTTTAGAGGTTGAAATTGAGATTGAGTGGATCGCCATGCATGGAGTTACTTTGCTCTCGGATGTTCGTGACATTGAAAACCCTTTAGCTAGGGAAATTTTAAAGGTCACATTTGGAACTCCTTTGTTAGAGATGCCAACACTCAGAAAACTCACTCAGGTGTGCCAAGCGGAAGTGCCTACTGCTTTTCAGCGGTATCCCGAAAAGTTAGATAGAACTTTCGTGGACTTTAGTTTGTCTCCTTACATTAACGCTTCGTATCAACTTAATTTGAGTGAATATTTGTTTAGACTCTGTATTCAAACAGACTTCTTTTACTCGTTACCAGCTAAAACGATTCGGACTCGTATTTTGAACCACATGAAAGATTATCTGAGGGTCACAGAGCTTGAAAATTTGGTAATTCTGGCGATTGATGTTGCAGAAATACCAGAGACTTCAGATTCGAAAGAATACAACTTTAAATACACTTCTTTCCTCGGTCTCATTGCGAACCAGTATTTGAGAGACTTAGGAAAAACGGTCTTAATTGCAGCAGTTGAGAACGGTAAATGGCTTAGAGGTTCTGTTCGTGGTTTTCATTCTGAAGTTGAGTATAGAGACTTCTTTGAACACCATAACTTTGATGCACAAGGTCATAAGGGAGCCTTTGGTTTGGTTTCGGTAAAAGGAGCAATTAACTTCCCTTCCCTTGATAAAGACCTCGGTATCCTCGAACAAGGTACAACTCAACAAGGCTTGAACATTCATGTTATGTCTAATTTGTTAGCGAACTTTAATAAATTGAGAGAACTAGCTTATGAAAACGAGTTTTTATTGAGTTCTCACTTCCATTCTATCTCATATAGTGGTTTAGCTTATTCTACTTTCACAGAAACTGCTAAAAAACGAGGTTACGAGGTAGATGGGATGTTCGTTGACTCCTTCGATAAGGAGCTAAACCCTAAGAACGCTTTGATAGTGCCTTATTTATATGGTGATGAATTGAAATTGATATTGAGAAAGTAGAACTAGGTTATTTTCAAAAAAAAAAATTGAAAATTCCCTTTGATTTTAAAGTTTATTTTCAATAAACAAGAAATAGAAAGAAAACAATAGGTAGTAAAATGACAGAAATTAAATTGATGGTTGACTTAGGAAACTCAGAAACACGCGCAGTAGCGCAGATTGTGGAAGAGGGTATCATTAAGCACACTCGCGGTTATTTGCTTGATAACCACTTTGTAGTGGAGAACTTAGCAACTAAGGAAACTTATTCTCCTTATATTCAATCTGAGGACTTCAACAAGTTAGACTCCAATGTTCTTGAGGTTTCTCTACAAGTAGGAGCAACTAAACATGAAAAATTGGTAATGTGGGGCGACCTTGCTACTGCAAACCTACCTAAGAAACTAAAAACACCAGTAAGTCACTTAGCAAAAGCAGCTCATTTACTAAACTATGTGGTTCTCATTAACTTAATGGATAAGGTCTTGGATTGGGTCAATATGGTGTATCCTTCAAGTACAAAACAAGCTTTGTCTAAGGAAATTGAGTTTGAGTTGGCAGTCTTGGTTCCACCAGCACAAGCAGTTTCCGCACGTGAAACTTTTGAACAGAACTTAGTTCGCACCTTCACTTATAAGAATTTGTATGATGGAGCTGAGTTTAATTTAACTGTTAAGTCAGTTAAAGTCCTCCCAGAAGGTTACTCTTCGTTCTACTCAGTATTCTTGAGTTATGGAGATTTGAACCCTCGTCCACACTACGAAGACTTAGCTTCTCGAAATGTACTGATTATCGATTTTGGAGAAGGTACTACAGATTTGATTGGGGTATCCAGTCAAAGACTGCTTGATGGTCTAAAACACACGATTAAGATTGGTGGTTCAACGATTTTGAGTAAGGTGAGAGCTTCTGTAAATAAACGACTTGGTTTAGACATTCCGATTGCAAGTTTCAAAGATGTGCTAAAAACGTGTGAGGTTCGTTATGGTTCAACAACTCACAAAGTTCGAGAAGATGTCGAACAAGCGATTTATTCGGTTGCATCCGATATTGCACAGGAAGTATTTACTTACTTGCGTGGAGCAGAAGTAGAGGTCTCTTCATTTGACCGTCTTTTGCTTGTAGGGGGTGGGGTTGTTCCAAATGGTTCAACAGTCACTATTTCTGAAGCGCTCTTGTCTGAGTTGCAACTAGAACTCCCAACCTTGGACTTGGTAGACTTACAATATCTTGAAGAACCAGAGATTGAGGGTATCCCGTTTGACCTTACAAGCCCACGTTACTTGAACATTTTAGGGTTGATGACTGCCTTTTCATTGGCACAAAAGACTCAAAAAGTCTAATAGAGTTAGCTAAATAGAATTTGATTTTGATGAGGTAGAAACATGTCAGATTTTGACTATTACTACTTTGAACTGAGCAAGTCAATTATTTCAGAAGTTGAGAATTTACTTCTCAGAGCGCATAGAACGGATATTCGATTTGTTTCAGGAGGTTCAAAGTTTCAGCCTTTATCAGCAAGAAGTCACGCTAAGAAAATTAGCACGGCAGGGTTTCTCTTAACTGCTGATGAAAAGGTTAAATTGGATGCGAATGCTACAATACGTGACGCAGTTGGACCAGACAGAGCGCATGTCATTACAACTGCGGATGAGTTGGTATTGTTGTTGGAAAGCGAATTAGGGGAGTCTTTAACGGCTCCGCCTAAGAAAGAGGAGGTCGCACCTCCTCCAACTCCAAGCCCAACTTCACCAACACAAAACGCTCAACTAACTGAGGAGAACACAACTTATTCTCCAAATTCCCAAGTGGTATCTCCATTAACTCCACAATATGGGGCGACTTCAGTTGTTTCCAAAATGGAAACAGTTGAGCCTTCTAGTGGATTTAGTCAAGTAGAAGGAACTCCCTTGGCAGAACCAATTCAAGAAGAACCTTCTCTTCCAGTAGATGACGGTTTTGGTCTCACTCTTGAAGACGAGGTTCAATTCTTGCGGGCGGACAACGAGCGCTTGCGTAGAGATTTGAAAACTGCTAACATAAATCAAGGTTCAGG